CAAATGTTTTCTAAATTTATAGCATTATTCGCCATATTCTCCTCCTTGTTTTTTTACCCACGCATCACCATAGGGAATATAATTACATCTTTGTATTAGTTTTTTCATAGTCATTTTATGATGCCATCTATAGTCACATACTATTTTGGTGTCATAACTACATGATGCCAACAGTAGAATAACAATCATTACTCCTTTAATGACCATTGTGTTCTTTGATTATTATATGCTCCAGAAAATCCACCATAGGTGAGCTCACAATATTCTGTATTCCCCACATACTCTTTGGGGCAGGGCTCTGGATTAGTCAATATAATCCATGTTACGATAATAGATTGAACTAGGAATATTGTAGTAGTTGTTATAATCATCCGTATGGTTTTTTTTCTGTGTTTCGATGAGGAGGATTCTTATCTACGCATTGACGATAAGGATTTGCATTATTTTGATTATCTATCCTCGTACCTCTTTTGTGGCCTTCTGTTCCCATCCAATAACCGAAGCATCCTGCTTTAACTTGTCTTACTGTTTCACATCCAACGAACATCCATGTCATCATCATCACAAAAATTAATACTGCTTTGTGCATGTTATCTTTCTATTTTTAACTGTGTATAGTGTCTGGTTGTTCATAAATTGGGTCTACACAGAAATATAGTGTAAAAACCATACAGGAACACCAGTACAGTGCAGATAACTATTCTATATAGCTATTATACACTATATTTTTGTATTTGTCAAGTCGTTGAATGGTGTTCAATGTGGTCTAAGAGAAAATAATGTTATCCCGAATATGGGTCTAAGCAATCTATCATGTCATCTACATCTGTTACTGTGGGGAATCTGCCCATGTCTTCTTTGGAGAGAAATAGTTCCCCACTACGAAATACTTCAAACTGACCCCTTTTACCTTCTTCTATTTCGCATGTATCCAAGACCATACTATTTATTTTAGCAGACAAACTTATTGCTTGAGGGTAGTAAGATGAACAATATTTTATAGTAAACATGGTTTTCCTTTACCTATACATTTCTACTAATTTTTGAATCAGATTCATTGCCACTGAAGTTGCTGGAATAACACTACCTAACATGACTGCTTTATCGTTCCAGTAAAATCCCACGGCAGTCCAACAGCCAGTACCAATAATATAAAAAACTTGGCCATATATTGGTAGTCCTGCATTTTGAAGAAATATTCCAAATACAGCAGCAACCACACCTATCCATTTGAGATAACTATCTGGGCCACCTGAAGGTGTGCTGGGGGAAACTTCTTCAAACTGAGCCTGCATTTCCTCAAGCTCTTCTTGTAGTCGTTTCTTTTCTTTTGAGAGTTCCATAGCAAGGCTGGCGGCCTTGCCCATCTGTTTTTCTTCTTTATATTCTACTTGTGTGGTAACTTCTTCTGACATAATCTATTTAATTTATTTTAAATTTTCGGTCTACCATCCTGACCTTACTTTCGCCTTGATCGTAAATGTAAACTTCTTTAATCGGCCCGTCAATATTCTTATCCCAATAGTCTAGGAATTTTTCGATTCTTGGATAGTCTGGCACTTGATCTTCTGTCTGCCACATAAATTCTTGCACTATGTGCAGATAATCTGGTATGTAATAGATTACCTGCACAGTAGCAACTGTCCATTTGTTTAGAATGTAAGCCAAAACTATTCCTTTCCTGTTGAACCAAATCCTCCATCTCTATCAGTTTTTTGTTCTGGACGAACATCAGTTTCCATAATAATATATGGTAATTCTTTGACCATTTCTGCCTGACACATACGGATTTTATCGAATACAAATTGTTGGTATCCACTTATGTTGTAAACCATCATGTAAACTGGTTCAACATAATCTGAATCTATAATGCCCACGTTGTTTGCAAGTGTCAATCCTTGTTTGAGAGCAAGACTTGACCGTGGATATAAACGAACCGAAAATCCTTTTGGAATATCAAAAATCAATCCTGTAGGAATTAATGCTCTTTCGTGAGGATTAATTTGAATTTTTCCATCTACTACTTTTCTGGTTCTCTTGTCTAACTGTTCATGAGAATTCATGTATATGTTTACTTCTGAATTCTCTGGTAAAAATGAACACAAGTCAAAACAAGCAGAGCCTGTTGTAGCACGAATAGGTTCGTTTACTGCTGGGTCTGTTCTGTAAAAATGTAAATCACTCGTCATTCTCGACATCAGCTTCCTTTTTGTTTCCTATATTATATTTGGGTGTCAACTCCCATTCCTCTTTCTCTTTGAAAGAAAGAATCTTTAATTGACTCAATGGAACTGTAGGTTCTGCTGATTTATCTGGCACTACGAGAGATATCAATTCCCATTCCGAAAGCAAGTTAGCAACCGTATTTCTACGAGCTTCATCGTTCTCAGAAAAATTAGATGTCTTTCCGTCTAGTGCGAAGAGTTCTTTAAAATGTACTATGTAATATTTTCCTTGTTTGTGGAGAATATGACAAGATTGAAATAATGTTTTTTCTTTGCGTGATGCAATACCGATTCTTGTGAGGGTTTCTCTTACTTTGAGAAAATCATCGGGCTCTTTTAATGTAACTTCAATCATCGATTGGATGATAGTTTCACTCATTTTGTTCCTTTCAAACCACCTAATTCAATATTTTGTCGAATAATGTCTAGTTGTGAGTCATCAAGCAATGTAGAATAGTCTCTTGCTTTTTCGTAACTACAACCGTAATACTTCTTAATTAATTCAAGAGTATCATTATTTTCGCGTTTAATCCATTTACCCCATCTCTTTTTGGGTCTTATTGTATTTAGTAAAAAGTCAAATTGAAGTTTTGGATCAAGGTGGTTCATAACATTCATTTCATTAGCATAGAGAGCCGTATCGTGATTGAAACTCAAACCACGATTTATGATGAAAGGAACATATTCTTTTTCTAGAATGGGTGTTTCATCAATCAGATTCTTCTTACCATGATTGATTTGTTTTATGAAGTCAAATGGGCTCATACAAACTCACATTCAGCCATCAGTTCAATCAGGCAAGCAACCAAGTTAATCTCTTGGTCTGCTACGAAAGCGGATTTGTATTGATAACTAGCAATAATCAATACCGCTTGTGGTATAGATGATTTCTCCAATACTTCATATAGTTTGTCATAGATTTTACGATAGACAGTAGCAGGGTCATTGTCAACATTAGTAGCGACCCATTTTCTCATGTTCTGAAAGTTCTTTTCTCTCAGAGATGAAATCAATTGGTCTAAGTTCAATTCACCAATATTTGCTAGAATACCAGAATCGATATTTCCAGAGGATGAATATCTTTGAAGTTCGTTGATTACTCTACGAAAGTCAGGAAAATGTTTGTTGATAAGTTCTGCTACAACTCTCTTATCGTGAACCACATTTTCAGAATCGAGAATATGTTCGCATCTTTCCATGAACTTAGATGCTATCTTTGGTTTTTCATCTTTGGATAAAACAAAATCGATAACCGCACATCGAGAATGTATCGGTTCAATAATACGATTTTTGTAATTACAAGTGAAGATGAAAGAACAATTATCAGCAAACTTCTCAATGAAACCCCTCATTGCTGGTTGAACAGAATCGGGATTTGAGTAGTCTGCTTCATCTATGATAACAACTTTTCTTGAACTTCCAGATAAAGATATGGTAGAACAAAATTGTGTCATCTTAGTTCTGAGAGTATCTATCATTCTACCCTCATCTGAACCATTGATGATAATGTAATCGGAATTGGTTTGCTCACACAATGCTCTAGCAACAGTTGTTTTACCAACTCCCGCTGAACCGGAGAGCAACAGATTAGGAACTTTACCTTCTTTAGTCAAATCAGATAGTGTTCCCTTGATACTATCCGATAAAATGCATTCTGAGATTGTAAGAGGTCTATAACGCTCTACCCACAATAAGGAATCTTTTGCCATAATATTTCACTTTCATAATATAAATTATAATCAAATTACTCATCATAAGATGAGTTCGCTTCAAGAGCAATCCAATAGTTTAGAGTATCAGATTGACGTTT